GTAGTGAACAGTCCCCCCCCGACCTCTTAGGGGGGTCGCGCGCGTGCGAGGAGGCCCCGTGAAGATCTTCGATTCCGTTCTTGAAGCGACTGAGGCTTCGATCAAGGCGGCGACTCACCTGGGCCTGCTGGACGCCGGAGCCGTTGAGGTGCTGCGTCACTTGGCTCGTACCATCGACGGCATCGGCGCTGACGATGAGGACCTTGACGATGACCCGCGCAAGCCGAAGTCGTTGGACAACGTGACGATCCCGACCTACCTGAAGGCGTGCGACGCGCTGGGCCTGACTCCTGCCGGCCGCGTGCGGTTGGATGAGAAGAAGGAGAGCGCCGGTGGCAAGCTTGCGCTCCTCCGCTCGGCCAACCGTCCGAGCAAGCGCACCGCCTAAGCGGTTCGGCTTCGAGTCGCCTCGGATCTTCACGCCGCCACTGCGGAAACTGACCCGAAGGACGACGATCGGCTTTGCGCTGATCGACTTCACCCATGACATTCTGGGCATGGACTTGCTGCCTTGGCAGAAGTGGCTGGCGATTCATGCGCTGGAGCTCCTGCCTGATGGGACGTTCCGCTTTCGCACGGTGATCCTGCTAGTCGCGAGGCAGAATGGTAAGAGCACATTTCTCCAGATCCTCGCGCTGTTCTTCATGTACGTGCGCGGCGCGGCGCTGGTCATCGGCACCGCACAGAACCTCGACATCGCGGAAGAGGTTTGGCAGGGCGCGGTCGACATCGCGCAGGACGTTCCTGAACTCGAAGCTGAAATCGAGAAGATCAACAGGACGAACGGCAAGAAGTCCCTCGAACTAAGTACCGGTGAGCGGTACAAGGTGCAGGCCGCGAATCGTCGCGGTGGTCGTGGCCTCTCGGGTGATCTGGTCCTCATGGACGAGTTGCGTGAGCATCAGTCATGGGACGCGTGGGGCGCGGTCACGAAGACGACCTTGGCTCGTGCCCATGCTCAAGTCTGGGCTGCATCAAACGCTGGTGATGCTGCGTCGATCGTGTTGCGGTTCCTGCGAAAGATCGCCCACGTCGCACTCGGCGACCCGGATGGTTTGCAGGACGTGACCGATGCGGCGCCGGAGGATACCGAGGTCGCTGACGCGCTTGAGGATGACGACTCGCTTGGCATCTTCGAGTGGTCTGCTCCTCCTGGCTGCGCACTCGATGACCCGGATGGGATCTCGCAAGCGAACCCGTCGCAGGGTCACACGATCACAGATCGGGCGATCAACGGCGCGCGTCGAACGGATCCCGAGTGGGTCTACCGCACAGAGGTCCTGTGTCAGTGGTCGGACGGTTCCCTTGAGGGTCCGTTCCCTCCCGGCACTTGGGAGGCGGGCACGGTCCGACCTCCTGCGCTGCCGGCCATCGTCGGCAAGGTCAAGGCGTGCGTGGACGTGTCGCACGACCGGTCCCGCGCGCACATCACCTTCGCTGGGATCAACGATCGGGGCCGACCTCAAGTCGAGGTCGTAGCCTCCCGTGCCGGTGTCGAGTGGGTGCTGCCTTGGCTGCAGGACCCGAGGCGCGTTGACCTGATTGAGGCTGTGACGGGTCAAACTCGTGGCGCTCCGGTGTCCGGGTTGCTGATTGACCTCGCGGCGGCTGGGGTGCCGATTGTCGACTGGCAGGGTGCAGACCTTCCTGCGGGGATGGGCGCGTTCTACGACCTCGTGCGCGACAACGGTTTCGACCATCTTCCCCAGCCTGTCCTTGACGTGGCAGCGGCAACCGCAGTGACCAGGCCGTCTGGTGATGGGTGGCTCTGGGATCGGCGCCATTCACCTACTGACATCGCCTCACTGATCGCCGCGAACGGTGCGATGTGGTTGCTCGGGCGTCCGGTCGATAAGCCGTTCGTGAGCAAGTACGAATCCGAAGACCTCGCGGTCGTCTGATCGAAGGAGTCCTCGTGAATCGTCGTGACCGGCTCCTGCGTCAGGTCCACCTTCAGAGGTTCATCGTCACCCTCACCTCAGGGGAGACGTTCGACGGGCTCCTGGCCGACGCGGACGACAACTCCGTGAAGCTGGTTGGCGCGTTCGCCATTGATGAGAAGAGCCGCGAATCGGTCGACGGGGACCTGTACCTGCCGCGTGCCCGGATCGCCTACATGCAGAACCCGGAGGGCCGACCGTGATCGTCAGCAACGGCACGACCCTTGACTTCGCACCACAGGCCCTTGGTGAGACGGTTCCGAGCCTGAGTAACGGCTATTTCTACGCCGCGAATGGCCTTGATCTGTCGGGGAAGTTCGCGACGTATGCGGCGCTGTACCGGGCTCAGCCGTCCATCGCTACTGTCGTGAACAAGATCGCGAAGTCCGCGGCCCGGCTGACGATCAAGGTGTGGGACAACACCCCGAAGACGGGCAAGGTCCAGGACACGACGTCGGCGTATGCGCGGCTGATCGCGAACCCGTCAACAGAGTTGAGCCCGTTTGCTTTCTGGCGTTGGACGTTCGCCACCTATGAGACGTTCGGTGAGGCGTTCTGGTACAAGCAGCGCGCGGGCAAGGACGCGTTTGGTCGCCCGTCCGGGCCTGTGGTGAACCTGCTGCCGATGCACCCGTCGCGTACCGCTGTCCACCGTGACGCGAACGGCGCTGTGGAGTACATCTTCACTCTCGGCGTCGCGTCCGCGGGGATCCTGAAGGCGCCGGCCGATGACGTTGTCGCGTTCTTGCAGTACAACCCCGACTCGCTGATGCGTGGCCTGTCCCCGCTTGAGCCGTTGCGGACAACGCTGCTGAATGAGGACGCAGCGCGGCGTGCCACGGCGTCGTTCTGGGGGCGTGGACTGCGGCCGTCCGTCGTCGTGACGCACCCCGGAGAGCTGTCTCAGGACGCGAAGGACCGGCTCAAGGTGAGCATCGACCTACGTCACGCGGGCGCCGACAACATGGGCGGCTCACAGATCCTCGACGAGGGCATGACCATGCAGGTCATCCAACTGTCGGCTGTGGAGATGCAGTACATCGAGAGCAGGAAGCTGAACCTGCAAGAGGTTTGCATGGTCTACGACATCCCGCCGCCGGTGATTCACATTTTGGACCACGCGACATTCAGCAACATCACTGAGCAGATGCGCTCGATGTACCGCGACACGATGACTCCCAGGCTTGAGGATGTCGAGTCTGTCATCGACTTCTCTTTGCGGGGCGAGTTTGGCTACTCGATCGACGAGCGCAGGGCCACGTTTGCTCTGGATGAGGTGCTACGTGGCGACTTCGAGGTTCGGGCGGTGTCGGTGGGCAACCTGATCGAGAAGGGCATCATGAAGCCTTCCGAGGCGCGCCCGATGTTCGACCTGCCGGACGCTGGTCCTGGCGCTGACAAGTTGTATGCCAACGCGGCGTTGCAGGAGTTGGGCACGCCCATGCGGCGCGTCTCGATTACGGAGTCGGCCTCGCCGACTTCTGATATGAACGCTGAAGCGGCCGCTACGGCCGCCGCCGCGGATGAGTCGTCCGCTGGCGACCCTGCGGCTGCAGGGAAGGCGATTACGCGCGCGTTGATGGGCCGTGTGGGCCGTAAGGCGACGGCGAAGGACATCCGGTCCGGGCTGGTCGTCGGGCATCAGGTGGAGCTCGACAAGTTCTTCGCCCGCCAGCGCGCGTCCGTGAAGGCTGCCGTCTCCAAGAAGGCATACGTCATGCCCGCGTCATGGGATGGAGACCTGTCCACGGTCCTGGGGTCGCTGTCCACGGCGACAGCCAAGGCGCTCGGGGCGAAGGTTGCCGCTGACCTTGGTGGGACCTACGACGGCGCGGATATCGCGGACTGGCTGGATGCGAACTCGAAGGCGACGGCGAAGCGGATCAACGCGACGACGGCGGACGAGATCGCAGCCGCGCTGGAGAACGCTGCCGACGATGAGGACCCCGGCGACACGATCGACGGCCTGTTCGACGGTGAGGTCGCGGCCCGGTCCAACCAGATCGCGCTGACTGCCGTCGCGGTGGTTGGCGGGTTGGCTTCGCAGGTCGCCGCCCGGCAGTCGGGCGCGAAGACGAAGACATGGGTTGTCACTTCAGGGAACCCGAGGTCGCTGCATTCGGCGATGGACGGTGAGACGGTTCCGCTCGGCGAGACCTTCAGTAATGGGATGGACGGCCCGGGAGATTTCTCCGGTGGTGCCGACGAGGTAGCGGGTTGCCAATGCGACCTCCAATTCAGCACGGACTAGGGCGCCTACATCATCCGCCCGAACCATGCGCGGTCCCAAAGGCCGAGTCTCAGACCAAGGCGGGAATCGGCAACCTTCATCAGCACGTCATACCGAGCCATTCGCATCGACCGCATGGGGTACAGGAACTTGGAGATCGTCAAGTGTCTGCGCTCGAACCGTCCACGACGGTCCACGTACAGCATCCGCTGGTACTCACGCCACTGCGCCCATGACCATCGGACTGGGGTGACCATGACTCTCATTCCGAAGCCCTGGAAGCGCTGGGCTAAGTAGTCTCGGCATCCGTCGCACACGTATCCATGCAGCATGTCGGACGCTGACAGACCGTTGATCTTCCCGACCTGCGGATCGAACGCCGTAGCGAGGTAGTCCACGGCGATCGCTCCGCACATGGAGCACTTGACTGATTCGGGGATGCGCCGCCACGGCGGCAGGTTGACGGTTGCCTCGCTCATTTCGTGTACCTCTCTAGGAACTTACGAACGGCCTCGCTGACCGTCTCTCCGCGCTGGTCTGCTCTCGCTTTCGCGGCCTTCCATAATGACCCGCGAACACGGATCACTCGGTTCTCCATTCGCTCTCTCACCATGCGCTGAGTCTATCAGTCGCACATGCAACCGCATAGGCACGCCACGCTAAGGAGCCACCATGAACATCACCCGCAAGGATGCGACGATCACCAACACGGACGACGCCTTCCCAGGCGAGTTCGAGGTGGTCCTGTCTGCCCAGACCCTCGATCGCGACGAGGAGACATTGCTCCAGAAGGACTGGAAGACGCCGCTTCCCGAGTGGATCACGTTCGACTCCGACCACGGCATGTCTGTGGCCACGACCGTGGGATCAGGTGAGCCGACCTTCAACGACGCGGGCGACATCACAGTGCGCGGCACCTACTCCTCATTGCAGCGCGCGCAGGACGTCCGGACTCTGGTCAACGAGAAGCACATCCGCACAGTGTCGGTCGCGTTCATGTCGGCACCAAGCACCGCGAAGGGCGCTCCGAAAGGCGCGAAGGTCCGCGAGCTGCTCAACGGCGCGTTCGTGGCCGTGCCCTCCAACCGTGAGGCGCTGATCCTGTCCTCCAAGGGCATGAAGACCGGCGCGCGCAACAGCGCCTCGGACGCTGAGCACATCCAAGCCATGCACGACCACACCGCGGCGCTCGGTGCGTCCTGCCCGACTCCGGCGAAGTCCGTCAGGACAGTGACGCTCAAGAGCGTCGACGGATCCCTCGAGGCTACACAGGACCGCGCCCGTGATGCCCTCTCGGACGCCTACCCGGGCGTTTACACGTACCTCCGCGCTACGGTGCCCAGCGGCACCGGTGGCGGCACGCTGGTCTTCGGTGTCGAGGACGACACCTCCAGCATGGAGTCCTTCAAGCA